TTCTTCGTGTTCTCTTAGACATAAAAATTCCTCCTGGTATGTTTTCTTCTAGTCTACACACCTTAATTTTTCTGTCTAGTTAATTGTAGCCTATCCATTGTTTTAGACTTCCTTTCGTGCTAAAATACAGTTAAGTTATTTTGTTATGTTGCCGATTAGCGATTGCCGTCGCTGGTCGGTCTTTTTTGTGTTGGCATTTTGAAACTTTCTCTTACAGCAGTAACCGCTACTAAGGTTCCCCAATAAATAAGTGCATATGCTGGATTAATACTTGCCAGTACGATTGCTACTAGGCTCATAAGCAAAGCGCTTTTGACAGTCATTTTAAATACCGTTCTCATTACTTCACTCTCCTCTCTAATTAGTATTGCGTTCTTCCCATTCTTTAACTAATTCAAAATCGTATTGCAAAACACCTCTAACTCTTCGGGAAGGTAATGGATCATTATTTGAATTAGTCCATTTGGAAATAGTAGCTACTGAGACACCGAAATATTCAGCAATATCTTTAGCTTTCTTCCATACTCTTTCTTTTGGCTTCTTTTTTGGAGCTAAAGGAACCACTTTTTCCATTTGTGAAACTTTCATTTTAACTCTCCTTTCATGTATCCTTGATTAATCCAATATGATAATCGCTCTTCACTTAGTTTCCGAATATCGATACCTAATATTTCACACAAAGTACTAATTAGAGTTACCTCCACCATGATTTCATCTAAGTACTCATAAGCGTATGAAATTATTTGTTGACGATCATCAACGGTTAAATACTCAACGTTTTTGAGAAGAATTTTTTCGACATATTGTTTCTTCTGCTTTCGCTCATCGGATTCAATTATTTGAAGCTTATCTAGTGAAGAAGGATCTCTTCTATAAACATCACTATCAATAGATTTGAATAGTCCAAAAAATTCATGGATCACTTGCATAGTAAAATTAGAATCTCTGAAATGATCTGTTAACACTTGAGCATTTTCTAACGTCACAGGCTTAGTCTTATGTGGCGTTGTCCAGTCACTCAATGACTGTTGAGATACATTAACTTGCTTTGCTATTTCTTTCTTCGTTTTGCCACTCTTATTTATCACTTTAATTAATGATTCTCGAATGACAGCTGATTGTTTTAACAGTTTAAACACCTCAATTTCTTATTCGCCCGTATATCAATACGAGCAATTTTTTTATACTATTAATTTAAAGAATCAAACGAAAGCTACTTCGTCTAATTCACGTTCAAGCTCTTTTTGAACTTCTTCAACTAAACGATTAAGTTGATCATCTGTAGCACACTTAATGATGTGAACTAGTCTAGGTCTTGCATCAAGTACGATGTTTATTTTTTCTTGTCGTGTCATTTGGTGTTTCTCCTTTCTTTATCACTAGTTTCGATTTTAGATACTTTATGGGTAAAAATTTTTGCTAATGGGATATCCAATAGCTTTGCTAAATAAGGCAGTTCTTCTGGTTTAAAATTATATTCGCCAGTTTCTCTTCTATAATATTTTGCCTTATCATTAAAACCCATAAGATCAGACATTTTTTTTAAAGAGTAACCTTTTGTTTTGCGTCGCTCTTTTATTAGTTCAAGATTTACTTGATACATATTAGCACCTCCAAAGTTTCTTTTTTAGCAACCTTATATACATATAACACATTGCGATTTTAGATACGTCAACAGAAAAAGTATCTTTTTTCGCATCTTTTTATATCTTTTTTCGCAACTATGGTAAAATAGTTGTGAAAAAAGCAACGAAAGGAGTAGTCTAATGTCAAAAGATCTAGTGAATAGAATAATAGATTTACGAGAAAAACGTGACTGGAACCAAGCAGAGTTGGGCAGAAAAATTGGATTAGAAAAATCAGCAATGAATAAAATTGAAAATGGCACTAGAAAAGTTTCTACAGAAGAACTCCAGAAATTAGCAGAAGTTTTTAATGTTACTACTGATTACTTACTCGGAAGAAATCAAACTCCTGAATGGGCTGATGAAAATGATTTAGTTGAATTAGATAAAATGCTCGATTCCAATGTTAATATGGCTTATGGTGGCGAAACGTTAACTGATGAAGAGAAACAAAGAGTAAAAGATGTTTTAACTGGTCTATTTTGGGAATTTAGAAAAGAAGACAAAAGTAAAGAGAAGTGATTTTCTATGGAGATGGACGTAATTAGTCTAGTTGGCAAACTGAAACAAAAATATAATTCGGCCAATCCCTTTACAATTTGCGAAAAAATGGATATTCAAATTAGGTATGTTCCTTTTTTGAATAACCCAAAGGGACAATTTCAAGAATTGTTAGGACGTTCGATTATTCTTCTAAATCACGAACTAAAGTATTCTGAGGAACGGTTCTATATTTGCGCTCACGAACTAGGTCACGCAGTTTTTCATCAAGGTTTATCTAGTTATTATGTCTCTACCCGATCCTCCAGAAGTAAATCAGAGAGTGAGGCAAACTGCTTTGCCGCCAATCTTATTGTTTCTCTTTATAAAGAAGATAATGATCAATATCCTAGAAAAATTGAAGATTTAACAAATTTATATGGACTTCCTAAAAATTCGTATAGATTTTTAATTTAATTGGCGACTATCACTACCTGCCGTTAAGTGGGAGTAAATATATTTTTATTTGTTGGAGGAAGAAATGAAAAAAATAGTTGGGGTAGGATTAATTCTGTTCTCTAGTATCGTACTAGGAGCATGTGGAAATAGTAATTCAAATTCTGATACGCCTAAAGAAACAACCACTGCGAGCTCTACAATGGTTTCTCTTGAATTCAGTAGCTCTGTGGAAAAAAAGACTAATCTTCTATCAAATGATTCAGATTTCGGAAAAATAGCTGATAATGTACCTGATGGAGAATCCATAGAAGTACAAGGTAAACAAGATTATTCAACCAATTTTAATGATAATTCTTGGGCGGGTGTTAACCTAAATATCGATCGGGTCTCAGTTGTGAAAACTACTGATATCAAAGACTATTCAGATAATCAATACAATGGTTTTGTAGCCGTGCATTACAACATAGATAATACACAACAAGATGTATCTATATACCCTAATCAAGCCACAATTGTAACTGACTATGGTGAGCAAGTTGATGATGGCGGAGTCTTTAATTATGATTCATGGGATGGTGACTTCATGAAAGGAACAAAAAAAGATGGTTGGGGCATCTATCCTTTATCAAAACTTCCTGATGCATCTTCAATCAAATCTCTTCGATTGAAGATTGATTCTAGCTATGAAACTGATAATTATGATGATGAAAACTCGTATCACACATATGATATTAACTTAAATTTACAATAAAGACTGGCCTTCGGGCTTTTCTTTTTAAACGCAAAAGAACATAAGTTCGTATAAAAACTCTGCTAATACGACGATTTTCTAAATATTCGTTCAAATAACATACCTCCCCTAAAATATTCTTATTATTAGGAATGAAATACGAAAGGATTGGTTTTAATGGCTTCCATTAAAAAGTACTATTTAAAAAAATCAAAAGAATATCGTTATGAAGTCTATATATCAAATGGAATTGATCCTGGTACTAAGCTACAGAAAAAGATTCATAAAAAAGGGTTTAAAAGTCATGAAGAAGCAGAAAGATTCGCAAAAATTGTCGAAGGCGAAATAGCTTCGGAAGAATATACACAAAAAAACCCTAAAAATTTGACTATAGAAAAGTTTATGGACGATTGGATTAATAACTATAAAATGAATGTTAAAGAAGGAACAAGAATTGTTCACAGAGCAAATATAAAAATGTACATCAATCCATATATTGGAAAATATAAACTAGATAAATATACTAGAGCTGATCATCAAAGATTCATCAATCAGTTACTTACTAAAAAGGGTTTGGGGAGAACTAAGGAAGGTCTCTCAGTAACAACAGCCAAAAGTATTAACGCCACTCTTAGCAATGCTTTCAAAAAAGCTATTCAGTTAGGATATATAAAGAATAACCCTACTAGTTTTGTTGAGTTTCCAAGAAATCCATCTGATAAAAAGAAAGTTAAATATTATACTTTTGATCAATCTGAACTATTTCTCGAATTTGCCAAAAAAGAAAAATCATTTATATGGTATCCCTTTTTTCTTATTATATTTGATCAAGGATTGCGAAAATCAGAAGCTTTAGGGCTTCAATGGGCTGATATTGATTTTTCTCAGAATACACTTAATATTAATCGTGAACGTCTTGGGCTGCTGAAAAAGGACCTAACAAAGGTTTGATTATTACAGATGACACAAAAACCCCATCTGGTACACGATCATTGCCTATGACAAAACGAGTAAAGAAAGCCTTATTGACTTTAAGAAATCAAGTAATAAAAGAATTTGGTTTTTTACCTGAAACAGATGACCACGAAGCATTTATTTTTATAAACACTTACGGAAAAAATAAAGGTATTCCAATAAGGGATCGAACTGTTAATGGTGCTTCTCACAGAATTGAAAAACGTGCTAATCTCCCCCACATAACTGTGCATGATGGCAGACATACTTTTGCAGCTAGAACGAGACAAGCAGGAATACCTTTAGAAGATATCAAAGATTTTTTAGGTCATAAAGATGTTTCTACTACACAAGTCTATGCCCATATTTCTCCCGAAGTGAAAAAAAGATCAATGAATCAACTAGAAAACTATATAGAAGAGCAAATAAAAAAGCACTCAAATTGAGTGCTTTTTTAAGTTCACTATCACTAAAACTATCACTAATTTTATTTAGAAGCGAACATGTTTCTATCACTGATTTTTTAAATCTAGCGAAAACCCCTTATTTTAAAGGCGTTCGTTCAATTCTTTAGCAAGGTCTTCAAAGCCTGGTTTGCCTAGAAGTGCGAACATGTTTTTCTTGTAAGCTTCTACACCTGGTTGGTCGAATGGGTTGATTCCATTCAAGTAACCTGAAATACCTACAGCAATTTCAAAGAAGTACATTGTGTAACCCAATGTGTAAGCATCCATTTCTGGAATTTTGACTAGCAAGTTAGGTACGTCACCGTCTGTATGAGCAAGCAATGTTCCTTCAAATGCTTTTGTATTTACGAAGTCCACTTCTTTTCCTTGCAAGTAGCCTAGACCGTCTAAGTCTTCTGCTTGTTCAGGAATCGTGATTGATTTACGAGGTTTTTCAACTTTCACAACTGTTTCAAAAATATTGCGGCGTCCTTCTTGGATGAATTGTCCTAAAGAGTGCAAATCAGTTGAGAAGTTTGCGCTTGAAGGGTAGATGCCTTTTTGGTCTTTTCCTTCAGATTCGCCATACAATTGTTTCCACCATTCTGAGAAGTATTGCATTCCTGGTTCATAATTGATCAACAACTCAGTTACTTTGCCTTTACGGTAAAGAATGTTGCGCATTGCTGCGTATTGGTAAGCTTCGTTTTCTTCTAGTTTGTCGCTTGAATAAGCTTTGCTTGCATCAGCAGCTCCTTGCATCAATGCGTCGATATCTGCTCCACTAACAGCGATTGGTAACAAACCAACAGCCGTTAATACAGAGAAACGTCCGCCGATGTCATCAGGAATCACGAAAGTTTCCCAACCTTCTGCATCTGCTTCTACTTTAACTGCACCTTTTGCTTTATCTGTTGTAGCGTAGATACGTTTGTTTGCTTCTTCTTGTCCGTATTTCTTAACAAGAAGCTCTTTGAATACACGGAAAGCAATCGCTGGTTCAGTAGTTGTTCCAGATTTTGAAATAACGTTTACTGAAAAGTCGCGATCACCGATTACTTCGATCAAATCAGCGATATATGTTGAACTGATTGAATTTCCGGCAAAGAAGATTTGTGGTGCTTTGCGTGTGTCGCTATCTAATAGATTGAAGAATGTGTGATTCAAGAAGTCGATCGCTGCACGAGCGCCTAAATAAGAACCACCGATACCGATAACAACTAATACTTCAGAATCAGATTGGATTTTTTTAGCTGCTTCTTTGATACGTGCAAATTCTTCTTTGTCATAGTTCGTTGGTAAATCGATCCAGCCGCGGAAGTCGCTTCCTGCACCAGTTCCTTCCCGTAATTCGTTGTGGGCTGCTGTTACTTGGCTTTGCATGTACCCTAACTCATGTTCATTGACAAACGGTGCTACTTTTGAATAGTCAAAATGAATGTGTGCCATTTGTTCTCCTCCTTATAGGTTTACTCTACAGGTAATACTTTACGTTTTTTTTTATTATTTTTCAAGCAAATAAACAAAATGCTGACAATATTTCCAAGAAAGTTTCATTTTTTAAACTAAACCTTCTGCTGCCATTGCTTTGGCAACTTTTTCAAATCCAGCAACATTTGCTCCAAGAAGCAAGTTCTTTTCATCGCCATACTCAGCGGCTGTTTGGCGACACGTATGGTAAATCTTTTCCATGATTTGATCCAGCTGCTCATCCACTTGTTCTCTTTCCCAAGTCAATCGCTGGGCGTTCTGACTCATTTCTAAAGCAGATACTGCCACACCTCCAGCATTAGCAGCTTTTCCTGGACAATACCACACGTCTGCTTCATGAAGAACAGAAACAGCTTTTACTGTACATGGCATATTAGCGCCTTCTGCTACGATTTTGATCCCATTTTCTACTAAGATTTCAGCCAAGCTTTCGTCTATTTCGTTTTGAGTAGCACATGGCAAAGCGATATCCGCCTTTTCTTTCAATGTCCAAACAGATTCTCCAGCATGATAAACAGCAGAAGGACGTTGGTTCGCGTATTCCGTCAAACGTTGTCTATTGATTTCTTTGACTTCTTTCAATAGTTTCACATCTATTCCTTCTGGATCATAGATGTACCCGTTGGAATCTGAACATGTAACCACTTTCCCGCCTAGCTCTTGCACTTTTTCGATTGCATAAATGGCTACATTCCCACTTCCGGAAACAAAAACTATTTTTTGATTAAATGAATCTTTTTCTTCGTTCAATAGATGTTTGACATAATACACTAATCCATATCCAGTCGCTTCTGTACGTATCTTGCTTCCCCAGAAATCTAGAGGTTTACCTGTCAACACACCAGTATCATATTTTTTCAATCGTTTATATTCGCCGAACAAATAGCCGATTTCTCTAGCTCCTACACCGATATCTCCCGCAGGAACATCAATCGATGGCCCGATATGTTTTGACAATTCCAACATGAAACTTTGACAAAAACGCATGATTTCATTATCAGATTTCCCTTTAGGATCGAAATCACTCCCACCTTTTCCTCCACCGATTGGCAGACCAGTTAAACTATTCTTAAAAATCTGTTCAAAAGCCAAAAATTTTAAGATACTTAGGTTGACACTGGGATGGAAGCGTAATCCACCTTTATAAGGGCCGATAGCTGAATTGTATTGGATACGATAGCCTCTATTTACTCGCCAGTTTCCTTTATCATCTTGCCAAGGTACTCGAAATTGAATAATTCTTTCTGGTTCTGTTAAAAGTTCTAAAATATTCTTTTCGATATATTCGGGATGAGTGTCCAAAAAAGACATTACTGTGGGCATAAATTCATCGATTGCTTGTAAAAATTCTTCTTGTCCTTGATCCTTTTGATGTAGCTTTTCT